ATAACGTCCTTCATCAAATCGGATTAGATCAGCTTGACCTTCTTGGAAGTAGGGAGGCTGAATAACCGTATAACCACGTTTTTCAAAGAACTTACGGCCTGGTTCTTCTTCAATTTGGCGACCAGGTGCTTCCATTTTTGCAAGCACAATAAAGGGATTGATTGCAGTAAAAAGATTAGCGGTATAGCTTTGATCTTGTGCTCCCTTGACGGGAGGAACTTCTAAAACCTTGACATCCATTGCAGTCAGCAATCTCTTGATGCGATTGTAATGGCTAGTAGCTCTCTTGATGTCCACCTTTTGAGGCTTCATGTGGACATTGTTTGGAATGGCAGTAGAAAGATATTTGGGTTCACACATCACAATGGATGGTTTCCTGCGATAGACTTCTCCATGAGTATGATTTGGAGCAATACCAGAAGTAGCTTTTATTACAGAACCGACTGAAGCATCCCTATTTCCTGTAAGCACAGAAGGTATCATAGATCCGTTGCGAAACTCTTGGGTTTGGAATCTAGCCATAAGTGTTAAAAGTATGCCTATGGTTAATAGTTGCGTCAATTCTAACTTGCTGTTATAAAAAACAAAGCTGGCGAGAATGGCGTTCTCAACCAGCTTTTAACCTCAACCATAATGTGTCTATGAATGAAGCTGATGTAAATGTATTCCATTGTGACAATGGATCGCAAGCTCAATGCTTGCACAAAAAATTGTTGATCAAGTTTTGGAAATATTTCCTTGAAGATAAATCTGTCAAAGGGCCAAACAAAATCAAAAGGGAAGCATTGAGGGGCAATTTCAATGGTGGTCTAAAAAGCAAAGAGGAAAGACTAAATGTTTTAATTGACTATGCAAAAATCGTTATTGGATGGAAAACTGATCCATCGAAAAAACGAACACAATTTAATCAGATTAAAAAAACACTTCACAGAGTAGAGTTAAAAATAAACATCAAATGTTTTGTTTGCCTTGAACCAGCACATTGCCGACATCACATAATACAACTCCAAAACGGGGGATTGAACCAGAAGAAAAATGTCGTCAGCCTTTGTAACGGATGCCATGCCGAAATACATCCATGGCTAAAAACTCTAACAAACCCCCCTACCCCCCAGAAAAGATTTGCTAGATAAAAATCACTACCCTCTGCTTTTGCTGAAGGCAGTACATTTTTACCCAACCATCGGGTAAGGAGTTTTGATTCTCCAAAGCCGTTGTTGTTGGGTCATGTGGTACGAATTCACACCCACCCTCACTTGCTGTAACGGACAAGCCCCGCCGAGTGGTGAAGCACTACAGCGGGGCTTTTCTTTTTGTTTTAGGAAAGTGTTACCAGAATGCTTCACCATTCAGATGCGGTGAATATGTTATTGACTAATCCATGCGTCAACAATAAATTTTCTTTGGAGCTTAAGGGATACCGCAGCTCCTATACCCTCGACCGCCTTCTCCCCTTGAGTCGCAGAAACAAGGAGGATCGGCACTTGGGTTTCTTCAAAGGTTCCTCGCCCCTGAAAAATCTCCAATGGGGATTTCCTGCGAGATAGGGGGCGAGGTCATCTACTAATTGTAAATGAATTAGTACTTGATTGTATATATGAACCTAAAATCCATCTTCATCACAACTGCTTCCACCATATCCCCAATCATCTTGATCCTCTACTTCTTTTCCAACTCCATTTTTAGAATACACAAGTTTTTCTTCCCAATCCCTAATCTCTAGGATGTCCAAGGATTCTTGCTCTTCTTCAAAAGTAAATTCCAATCCTGCCTTGCGTAGCATTTCAACGGCATAGGTCAAAGAATCAGCCAAATCGGGTGATTTCTTGATGCGTTGCTTCATATCCAGTTTTTTCTCCACAGCAACTTTTCTGCCCTTGTGGAAATAAAGCCTACTGCAAAGTTCGTTTACCAATGCGGTATGTTTTTCCACATTAATGCCAAGCAAACTTTGCGTTGACATAGCCGTATGCACCTGGAACCAAGACTCCGTAACACGCCGATCATACGCTTCCTTGGCAGTACGCTTATCCAAGCTACTGATTTTCCTCTCCGTAGGCATACCCATAGAGGAAATAGGGTGAATAAACATAGCTTCTGGATGGAATTTGCCCCATTCAATGATTATTGCCCGTAGCATCTTGCCGCCATCACCAGAAATATCCAATCCAAAGTCCCTTGGGTGGACTCCATACTCTACGCAATCCTTTACCAATTGCATTGCAATGGATTCTTCAAAGACATCACCCACAGAGGAGTTATATTCTCTTGTGCCAAGGTAGAATCCAACCCTACGACCAGTATCATTTGGCCCATATCGGCAAAAAGTAGCCGCACATCTATCTCCTCCAGCCGTAAATGCAGGGTCAAATCCACAAACTACCTTTGTTCTGTCACTCCAAGTAGGTTCCCAAGCTATATCACAGGCTTGGATGAACTGTTTTGAGAAGATGGTTAGTTCTACAGAGGAATCGGGCCACCAACCATAGACATTTCGCCAATATTCTAGGGCATTTTTATTGCCATAGCATCGTTTTAGGGTATTTGCTTCGCCTTGGATGGTCAAAAACCTATCAAATGGGGGAACTTCAGCGTTTGGTAGTTTGAAATTAGGACTATCTTCTCCCGAAAGGTGCAAAGCAACCCCTGTTCTAGTAGTCCATTTATGGGTATAGCGGTTTACTGCATCCCATTCCAAGGGATCGTCTGGCTGGCACAACTCTGTATGGGGATTATTGGCAGTATTTGATGGGTTTGCCATACCGCCAAAGATGAAGTCTGGATTAGCTCCAAGGTTGACACGGGTATCAAGGGCATAGAGATCCATTTCAGCCAACTCATCAAGAAATAGACGCATCCTTGCGTTCTTACGTCCTCTTGTATTCTCCACAGACCGCTTTCCTTCTCCTCCACGGGGGAAAGCAAGAGCTTTAATGGCATTTGTATAATCTCGTTCCGTATCTTTGGTGTCAATTGATTCAAAAACAATCATCCTTCGGTACTCAACAAGGTTTCCAATGCTTGTATCTTTACCGTATTTGGCCTGTAAATTCCTCATTGCAATGCGATAAAGCGTACAAACTTTACCCCAAAGTCGGTCTTCTGAAGCGTCCAAAGAAGTACTTGCAACGTAAGTTGAGGTACAATCTGGAGCACAAAGCCAATCAATGACAATACAAGCCGCAACAGAAAAGGTTTTTCCGCTACTTGCACACCCTGCAATACCCCAATCGTTCTCATTGCAGAACAAATCAATGATGTCTAGGGCATAATTATTGGGTATTCCCTGCGAATGGAGCAAAACATCATTGCCGTAGATCAATTGAAAGCAGTTGACCATGTGCTGTGCAGGGTTTAGCAACCCACATTGATCCAATTTGATTCCCATCTTGATTCTTTCACGCCTTCCAAACTCACCACGGGTCAAACGATATGCTGTCAACTCACGAATGAATTGTGGAACAGTCTCAAGGAACGAAAGTCCATATGTTGTATCCTGTGGTGGTTGCAGACTCAATCCGTTGTATTCCATGAACCTTTAGTGTTGACTTATTTTAGAAAATAACACAAGCATTTCAATCACATGAAGCTCAAGAATCCTAATGACGCAATCCCTGGTGGCCTTTGGTATCAATACAGCGACGATAAAGGAAATACCTATCGTGTAAATGGAATGGATCTCACATTTGGAAGACAATTCATTCAAAAGATTAAGTCAGACATGACTAATAAGAATGTTGCCATTCCCGAAAATTTAGATTATTTAGTCGAGCAACAAATTTGTCAGCGTATTGCTGGTCAGTATTGTTGGCAAGAAGCTGGCGATGCGGTCGCGGTCGTGGCACACCGTTTTGCAAATTTGGGGGATAAGATAGCCAAAACTTTTGGCATAGAAACCAATCTTGAGACTAGAGCAAAAAATTGTCCTGCTTGCCAAAAAAGGCGAGAAGCGTTGAATAATCTTTCCCGATGACGCATATTGAATTGCCACAAGGTTGGATTGTTAATCCAAATTGTCAAACAGCAACACACGTTGTTGATTTGAAAATACCACAAAAACAATCATCCAATTATCTTCGTTGTAAAAGATGGCAAGACGCAAATCCAGAACGTAAAAAAGAAATTGCCAATGCTTGGTATCAAAAAAACAAGGAAAAGGTAAACCAGCAACGTCAAGAAAAAAGAAAGCAAGATCCAGAAAGATACCGCAAAGATGCAAGGGATCGTTACAGAGAAAATGCCGAAAGATATTGCGAAGCAGAAAGACAAAGAAGGAAAGAAAATCCAGAAAAGGGAAGAGAGTACGCTCGTCAATATAGGAAAAACAATCCAGAAAAATACAAAGAGGCGCAAAGAAAACAACGCCAGAAATTTAATGCCAAGACTGCTGAATACAAATTGGCACATGGATGTATTGATTGCGGGTACAAAGGAAATGCTGTAGCATTGCACTTTGATCATGTAAATGGAGACAAAGTTAAAGAGGTATGCAAGTTTACTACATGGGACGCCGCATTAAAAGAGATTGCCAAATGCGTGGTTAGATGTGCAAACTGCCATGCTATCAAAACCTATGAGAATAAACAATTTCGTGGCTGGCGCAAAAAACTAGAAAATACAAATGGCAAAATCTAAACGACCAGTTCAAGCGGAGGGTGTTTCTTCGTGGGGGTTTAATAATGTAAACTCCAATGGAGTTGCTCCAAGTAGTCGTGTAGGAGATGCAAACTCGGCTTTTACAATTTGTTGGAATTTGAGGTTAGATAATGCAGGAAGAGAAAGAAAATGGGGAAGAATTTTCAAATGTTATAAGGGTTTCCCCCCTACGGATTATAGCCAAGTAGCTTCTCGTCAACTTTCTGGAATGAGCAATGTGCCATTCCGTCAGATGAAGTTTATTGTTGATAACCAAAAATCCAGTTTTGTGGATATGGTTATGGAACGCAATACTGCCGCAACGATTACAACCAAGCTAGGTAATCCAACTGAAAAGAAAGAATGGAGTGATTTGATTGGTCTTGGATTTGATCGTATGCTTCGTTCTTGGACATCGTACAATTACAATGTTGAGTTGGATGTTGAAGAAATGACCCTGTATGGAAAGGGTTTTGAAATTGCAGAGGATAGAGATGGATGGCCTACCAAGAGCTTCCACAACTCCAATGTTCTGATTCCAGATAAAACATATGCCGATCTCACGAACTTGGGTGAGATGTGCATCAAGCGTAGCTACACACCCCTTGAGTTCT